ACAGTAGAAGATGAAGTAACAAATGATGTTAAAAGTTTATTCATTGAAAAATCAATTGATCCTAGAATTGAAGAAGCATTGCCAATGCTTGCACGTTTGGGAATGACTGCCTTGGCAAGTCAAATAGAGGAGAATCCAATGAAAGAAGTAAGCATGTACGAAAACTGGGCCAATGGCTTAGTAGAAGGAACATGGAATTTGCCGGATACGGAAGCAGATATGGAAGAACTCAAAAAAATAATGAGTCAACCACTTCCGTGCGGAGCAGATGGTGAAAATGCAACTAATGTAATATACGGGTTATTAGGCGATGATGAGCTTTTTGACGATATATACGAATTATCAACACGGGACCCAAATGCAGATTGCAGACCACTTGTTGCAAAAAGATTAGAAGACTTTGGTATTGAAATAGACATTGAAACCGAAGTTGAAACTTCAGAAGATCTTGACACTGATGGTGTTATGATGACTCGTCCGAGTAATATGAGTAGTGAAAGTGTTGAAGACCATACTAGTATGGATCGTTTAATTGAACTCTCAGGATTACCAAAAAGTTAACAACGGACAAATAAAGACTAAATATCAATTGACACGGTGCAGTGATTAGTGTATAGTTAATACATACATTGCAAAGTGTATAGGCAACAACGTAGCAATACGTTATTAGGCAAACATAGGCATATAAAGGAAAACAACTATGGCTTCATTAGCAGAAATTCGGGCTCGTCTAGCAGCTTCCGAAAACAACAACAGATCAGCATCAACCGAAGCTGATAACGCAATTTACGCACATTGGAATATGAAAGAAGGATCAAGTAGTTCGATCCGTTTCTTACCTGATGGCGACAACAACAATACATATTTTTGGGTAGAACGTGCTATGATTCGCTTACCATTTAATGGTGTTAAAGGCGATATGAACTCACGTCCAGTACAAATTAATGTACCTTGCGTTGAAATGTGGGGCGATGCATGTCCTATATTAGCAGAAGTACGTACATGGTTTAAAGACCCAAGTTTAGAAGATATGGGTCGTAAGTATTGGAAAAAGCGTAGCTATATTATGCAAGGCTTTATTCGCGAAAACGGAGTACCAGATGATCGTGCTCCTGAGAATCCAATTCGTCGATTGATTATATCTCCACAAATCTTTACAATTATTAAAGCAAGTTTACTTGATCCAGAATTGGAAGAGATCCCAACTGACTATATGCAAGGGCTTGACTTCCGTGTTACAAAAACACAAAAAGGTGGTTATGCTGATTATAGTACAAGTAAATGGGCACGTAAAGAAAGTGCATTAACTGAAGCAGAGCAAGCATCAATCGAAACACATGGTTTGTTTGATCTAAAAGATTTTCTTCCAGCTCGTCCAAATGAGGAAACGTTAGCAGTAATAAAGGAAATGTTTGAAGCAAGTGTTGATGGACAAAGTTTTGATATGGATCGTTGGGGCAAATATTTCCGTCCTGGTGGATATCGTAGCCCAACAAACACTCCTGGTCCCATTACTGCGGACGGTAACGCATCGCAGCCAGCAGCTACTCCAGTAGCCCAAGCTGCACCAGCTCCTGTAACAGAAACAGTAACAGAAACAGCAAATGATACTGGTTGGAAAGATGCAGCACCAGCAACGGCAACACCAGTTGCTGAACCAAAAGCGACTGAAAAAGCAGAAGACATTCTAGCAATGATTCGTGCACGTCAGTCAGCATCTTAACTTGAAATAACACATGCAAGGGGTAATACCCTTGCATGCTATAATGTTTTAATATAGGAGTAAACATGCCCAAACCATTTGACGTAAGTAAATTCCGTAAGGATATTACTAAAAGTATTGACGGATTGTCTGTGGGATTTAACGATCCCACAGACTGGATTAGCACAGGTAACTTTGCACTCAATTATCTTATTAGTGGAGACTTTAACAAAGGTGTTCCACTTGGTAAGGTAACTGTATTTGCAGGTGAATCAGGTGCAGGAAAAAGTTATTTTTGTTCTGGTAATATTGTAAAAGCAGCACAAGAACAAGGCATTTTTGTTGTAATTGTTGACAGTGAAAATGCACTCGACGAAGCGTGGCTACAAGCATTAGGTGTAGACACAGGCGAAGATAAATTGCTCAAATTAAGTATGAGCATGATTGATGATGTTGCTAAAACTATTAGCACATTTATGAGTGATTATAAAGCAATGGCTGACGAAGAACGTCCTAAAGTATTGTTTGTAATTGACTCATTAGGTATGTTGTTAACACCCACAGATGTTGATCAGTTTAACAAAGGTGACATGAAAGGTGATTTAGGTCGTAAACCCAAAGCACTTACTGCACTTGTGCGTAACACAGTTAACATGATTGGTGCTTACAATGTAGGCTTAGTATGTACTAACCACACTTATGCATCACAGGATATGTTTGATCCAGATGATAAGATCAGTGGCGGCCAAGGTTTTATCTATGCATCAAGTATTGTTGTTGCAATGAAAAAGATGAAACTAAAAGAAGACGAGGCTGGTAATAAAATTACTGATGTACGTGGTATACGTGCAGGTTGTAAAGTTATGAAAACACGCTACGCTAAACCTTTTGAAGGCGTACAAGTTAAGATTCCATACGAAACAGGTATGAATCCTTACAGTGGTCTTGTTGACATGTTTGAAAAGAAAGGCTTGCTAGAAAAAAGTGGCAATCGTCTAAAATACAAAACCACCGATGGCACAGAAATGCTAGAATTCCGCAAGAAATGGGAATCTAATGCTGACAACTGTTTAGATTTATTAATGAAAGACTTTGTAGATCCAGACAGTAAATATGAAGATGATGACTCCGAAGATAACTACACTGAACCAGCAGTAGTAGAGGAGGCAGTTATCGAATGAGTCAGACTAAATCATTAGAGTTAGTTTATGCAATATGGAGCGATCTAAGAGAACATTTTAATTCAAATGATCGCTCCGAGCCACTGGAAACAATTATTAGTGTATGTCATGATGCTGGACACACCAGCGAAGATATGCACAAAGTATTTGGGCACGATCCAGAAGTAGACCGAATTGTAAGTGAATTTTACGAAGAGGAATATGAAGTTGACGAAGAGGAAGACCCTACAGCTTTGGAAAGTTATTTCTTTGATCCAGATGAAGATGACTACTAATGTGGTATAGCCGTGTAACAGCAAGCCTTGGTGCAATTCCAGACTTTATTGCGCATTATCAGCGTGAAATACAACAAGCTAAAAAAGAGTGTGCAATTGCAGGAGTTGTTGAAATTGCCATCAAGGAGTTACCCGGCATTACTGAACAGAGGTTTTATCAACTTCAAGAAATTGAAGCAATACTAAACTTCCTTAATATACAGCTAAGAAAGATACGCAGAAAACATTTTCAAAAATATCTTGAAGGCTACAACAGAGCATTAAGCAGCCGAGATGCTGAAAAATATGTTGACGGAGAAGACGAAGTCATTGACTTTGAAACTATTATAAACGAAGTAGCATTGCTTAGAAATCAATGGCTTGGCATTATGAAAGGTTTAGATACCAAACAATGGCAAATGGGGCATATCGTTAGATTACGCACCGCAGGAATGGAAGATATAAGAGTATGAGTTTTAGCAGCGTAGCTGATAGTTACAATCATAGTTTAGAAACACTTGAACAAATAGGGCGATATGATGATTTTATGCTTAGTATTAAAACACTAGCAGATATGGGCTGTGGAAAAGGTGAAGAACTTAAATGGTGGGCAACAAGGACCGATCCAGAAACAAACGAACCTTTAAAAATTGACTGTACTGGATTTGATATAGAACCGTCATTATCAGTAGCACAGTCATACTCAAATATTGTATATCAAAAACAAAATTTTGAAAATGAAATTAAAGGCGAAAAGAAATTTGATGTAATTTGGTGTCATGATGCTTTTCAATATGCACTTAATCCTATAAACACATTAAAAAATTGGTATCATGCTATGAATGAAAATGGCATGCTTGTTATTATAATGCCTACTACAATTAATTTAAACGGAAAAAAGTTAGAAAAATTTCATCATAACCATACGTTTTATCACTATAGTCTGGTTAATCTAATGTACATGTTGGCAATGAATGGGTTTGATTGTGGAGATGGATTTCTTAAAGATGACGAAATGAACGGCTGGATTATGGCAGCAGTGTACAAAAGTGATCATGAGCCTGAGGATCCGTTGACTGCAAGTTGGCATACAATGGCAGATAGAGGATTACTGCCTGGTACAGCTTTAGAAAGTATCAACAATTATAATTATGTACGTCAAGATGCTTTGACATTACCTTGGGTTAATAAAGAACTATATTGGTATGGCCGATAATAATCTTTTTTGAGGCACACTGTTTTGTAGTTCAGTTAGTGTGTATTCAGTCCAGGCTATATCATTAAGCCACTGTTGTCTATCCGGACGCAGTGGCTTTTCTATATCGTGCAAAAAGTCTATGTCGTTGGCTACATCATAAGCAAGACTATGAGTACTAACAAAAGCAGGAACGCCTTCGATGACACTATGTATACCAGGATTGCTACTGTAACTGATAGTACAATGTATATCATTAAAGCCCATATCAAAAGAATCATAAGTGCCGTTAACATGTCGGGGCTCCTGTCTTGTTACGTGTCTAAGTCCACGTTCTATATGTTCTAGTTTACAGCGTGGGTGAGGTCTAAATATTATAGGACGGTCTGTGTGTTTGCGTATTTTGTCATATGTATTTAAGAACCAGTTGCTCGTAGGTGGCATGCCTTGCCACTGTAGACTTTTATCATGCTGTCCACATACTAAAATAAAATTGCCGTTGGATCTCCAAGGTTTACAACCCAATCCCAAGCTATTAGCCCTATTCCTATCATTGTCTTTGTCACCAAAGTAAGCAGTTCTGTTGATTCCATTCAATCCTACCTTCCATGTTGTTCCACGGTCAATTCCGCCAACTTCTAATACTATTGTTGGCTTGCTGTTTTCCCATACTTCTTTATTGTTGGCCATACGTCCATGAAAAAGTACACTCCAAATAACATCAACATCAGCAGTATTATCGTTATAAACAACAGTGTGGCCTAAGTTACTTAGGCCTGTAGCAAAGCTATCAAACACTGGCTTACTGTTTAGTGCGCCGTAATTTGTCCACAGTGAGAAAATCATATTAAATACCTTATACCCTATTTAACAGAGGCAGCATATGACCGCAAATATTACAGTGTTAACAACGTTTCATCAACCTGGATTAGACAAATACGCACAACGTTTTTTGGATAGTTTTGCACACTGTGTGGACAAGCGTATTAAGTTAATGGTATATGCAGAAGCATGTACGCCTGTGAATCCAGACTCTAACCAAATTGAAATACTTGATGCAACTGTTGTATTGCCTAAGTTAAATGCATTTAAACAACGTTGGGGCAATGTACCTAAAGCAAATGGTGATGTTAGTAATGAACCGCAGCGTAATCGCAAAGACTGGAACAAAACATTTAAATGGGACGCTGTGCGTTTTGCCAACAAAGTTTATGCTGTACTTGATGCATGGGAAAAAAATACAGGGTGGATAGTATGGATGGATGCTGATACTTACATTCACAGTGACTGGAGTTACGATGATTTTGTAAATTTATTACCTTCACACAGTTACATTACATATGTAGGCAGAGGTAAAGGATCACAAACATGGCCCGAGTGTGGCTTTTATGGTATGAATAAAAATCATCCAGTGTGTCATGAGTTCTTAAAAGAATTTGAGCGTATGTATGAAGATGCAGAAAACGGAATGTTCTTGTTAGACGAATGGCATGACAGTTATATCTTTGGTGAAATATTAAACAAGTTCAAAGAGTTTCCGTCACATGACTATAGTGCAGAAATGTATTTGCGAGAAGCAAAGTCAGGCGGTGGAGGGCATCCGTTGATCAATGGACCACTTGGCAAATGGATGGACCATATGAAAGGTGGAAGAAAAGAACGAGGTCGTAGTGATACTAAAGATATAATGGTTAACCGATACGAAAATTACTGGACTTCTGCATCTTAGTCCATGCATTGGTCTTGGTAAGACTTTTTTTGCTATCTACTTTGACAGCAGCTCTTCCCATTAAATGTGTATGACAATTTAATCGTACTGTGCTGTGATTCATGCAGTTATCAGCTGGCAAATAATAATGTTTGTATTTTTTAACCAGTTTTTCGGCACCAGTGGGAGTAAGTCCATATCCAACTGCACCTGGCATTACTTTACCTTTAAACTTACCAGCTGCTGGTTCTCCCTCAGGATGAAACAATCTTTTATGATAGAATTCATTCTTGTATACACTTTTACCTGTTGCTAACAATAATACATCATCCCACTCTACTGGATAAAATCCTCTTTCGAAGATTACATCATCTTCAAATATTAGTATACTTTCTTGTAAATTTGCACAATGGTGCCACAGTCTATAATGGCTATGAAAACATCCCATTACTCCTAACCGAGTTTGTTTTGCAGTTTCACGAAGAGTATGCGGAGTATTTTTAATTGTTACTGGATATAATGTTCTACCTTCAGCAGAAAAGATTTCTTCTGCTTCATGTCCCATTGTACCTTCCCACAATTGTGCATCTAAATCATATGACTTTAATGTATTGATTACTTTGTGTGCACTAGCTGCACTAGTAGGTATTTGGCTTAGACCTATTACAAATGATTTCATTTGACTGCCCAATTCCTCATATGACTCCAACATTTGCCGCTAACAAGATCGTCAAAGCTCCAATGAAACATAGCCAAACGCCACATCCAATTTGTTCTATCTGGCATTTTAGGATTTTCAATTTGTGATAACTCAAAGTTAGCAATTTCGCTGCACTGGCTTGTATTGGGATCAGTTACAAATACAGGAACGCCTTCGATCGCTGCACCAACTGTTGGACTACTGTTGTGATTGACCACAGCCCAACAATCTTGTAAATCATCAACTAATGTGCTGCCGGGTGTGCTCATCACAACATTTGGTCTACCGCAGTTGATAATCTCTGACAGATACGAAGAACTGCTTTTATCGCCTGGATGTGGTCTAATACGTATTGGCCTATCGCTGTGCTGTCTAATTTCCTGTATTACATTAAGAGCCCACTGTGGAACACTGCGACCTCCCATACTCCATCCACCGTGTCTTTGCAAACAAATCAATATATGTGATCCAGATTGACGCCATCCTCGAGGACTTATATTTAGGTCTTTGCTTAATTGATTCCATCTGTTTGGGTCTATGCTACTGTCACAATACTCTCCTGTGTTTGGAAAAATACCATCATAGCTGTAGCGCAAATAATGCAATGGGTTATCAGTATTTTTATACAGAAATAAGTTACTATCAATACTAACTACTCTTTTGTTCAACGCTTTGTATTGATCAATTACATTTTTTCTAAATCTTAAATGGGGAGTATTTTCGCTTTGAGGATGTACCCAACCCAGTATAACACCCACATCGCTTTTGTGTACTAAGTGTGTTAAATTTTTATCTGTATAAACACCAGTATCTCCAGCATTTCCAACTCCTACTGCAAAATTTCTAAGAGCCTCAGTTTTTTCTTGTTTCTTATTTCTCTTTGGCAGACATTGCCTGTAGCTTATAACTTTGATTGACATTATAGCACCTGCTGCACTTTCAACATTTGACGTATGTATTCCCATGCTAGTCCAGATACCATTTCATCTTCGCTGTATTGAAGAGCTACTAAATTCTGTAACCATTTTTGTTTGGTAAGTTCAGGAGCAATTTTTAAATTTTCAATTTCTTCTATTAACTGGCTACTTATTTTATATGCAAAATTTGCACTATCACATGCAATAGTAGGAACACCATTCATTATACTATCAATTGCGAGTCCACTGCTATATGTAACAGTGCAATATGCATTTTCTAAGTCTTTACTCCAACTACGTTCATTGCCTAAACTTAAGGTATAATTTTTAAACTTGCTAAAAGTTAAACGCCCTAGTAAATGAAATAAATGTGCCTGGTATCCCCTATCACTCATCAATGGATGAGTGCGTAATATAATTTTTCTGTCAGAGTATTCACG